GCGGCAGAAAGTTTAGCGGTACATACTAATGACAACTATAATGATCAGCATTCTTCCTGATGGATCTATTCCTGTCGATAAGATTAATCGAGGGGAGAATGGTGAGCCTTCTTGTCCTATTGCCACAAAAGATGCAGATATAAACGCTGAAAACAAAGAAGAAGCAGTTTTATCTGCTGATTACGGCGAAACTTTTGGTTTGGATGTGTGTGGAAACTGCGCTTCATACAACCAAACCGAAGAAATGTTAGAGTGTATTGGTGATGACTCTGGTGATTTAGGTTACTGTCAAATATGGAAGTTTGTGTGTGCATCAGCAAAAACTTGCAACAGCTGGTCTTCTGGTGGACCGATTGTTGATAGAGATTATAAAGATATTTTATAATGGATGTTGTAGACTTTGCAAAACATCTATATAAGAAGCTTCAACAGCGTGAAGATGATATCTCAACGGTGTTGATAAACGGAGGTGTTCAAAGTTACGAACAGTACCGCCACTTGGTAGGAGAGGCACAAGGACTCGCTCTTACTAGAAATGAAATTAAGTCCTTGCTGGAGAACAACGCAGACGATGTCGAAGACCTTATACGTTCCTGACCATGTCGCGCAGAAAATTAAAACGGAGAAAGCAGCAAAGAGCGCAGCCTCTGTAGACGTTAACAGCGCATACGTCGATCCTAAAGAAAAGATCTTGGATCCGACTTTAATTGAAAAACCCCTAATAGATAGACTTCCGCAGCCTACTGGTTGGAGAGTTCTCGTTATGCCCTATCAGGGCAGAGAGAAAACAGACGGTGGTTTATTAGTACCAGATCACATTCGTGAACGCGAAGCGTTGGCGACTGTAGTAGCCTATGTTTTAAAAGTTGGCCCCCTAGCATACCTTGATCCCAATAAGTTTGGAGATAATCCAGAACCTTGGTGTAATGAAGGTGAATGGGTGTGTATCGGAAGATATGCTGGGTCAAGATTTAAAATAGAAGGTGGCGAGGTTCGAATTATCAATGACGATGAGGTTATTGCTAAAATATTTGAACCTGATGACATAAAACACATTTGAGGTACTAATTATGGCTGAAGCAGCAGAGAAAGTTATAGATGAAAATGAGGAAATTGAAGTCACAGTTGAGGACACTAAAACTTTGGTTAACTCTGAATCGGATCATGATTCCACTACGGCTGAAGTGGTGGTATCAGAAGAAGACACACAAAATCCTGAAGAACTTGATGATTACAGTAAGCGGGTTCAGAAAAGGATTAAAACGTTAACAGACAAATACAGAACGGAAGAACGGGACAGAGAAGAAGCTGTTCGGTTTGCTCAGACTGTAAAACAGGAAAACGATAAATTAAAAGAACGGCTAACAAGTTTAGACAAGGGTTATTTAAATGAATACGGCACCCGATTAGAGTCACAGCTTGCAACAGCAAAGAATATTTATCGCGATGCCCATGAGTCTGGCGATGTAGATAAAATGTTTGAGGCGCAAAGTGCTTTGTCTAAAATATCTATCGAGCAGGAAAGATATAGACTAGCAAAACAGCGGCAAGATCAGACAAAAATGCAGAAAGCTCCAGTTGAGGGCGGCACACAAGTACAGGCAAGTGCCCCAGCAGCGCAGGCTCCAGCTCCAAAAGCTGATCCAAAAGCTGAAGGTTGGGCAGAAAAAAACGAGTGGTTTGGTCAGGATGAAGTCATGACTTATGCCGCTTTTGGTATTCATCGTAAGCTTGTTGAAGAAGAAGGGTTTGACCCGCAAGCAGATGAGTACTATAGTGAGATTGACAAGCGTATGAGAACCGAGTTTCCACAACGTTTTAACGCTGGTCGAAAAAACGGGGGAAGTGCCAGAGTCGCATCGGCTGATACTTCCGCATCCCGCACAACAAAAACCGGGCGCAGGACCGTCAAGTTATCACCCTCGCAAATCGCGATTGCTAAAAAACTTGGGGTTCCTTTAGAGGAGTACGCTAAGTATGTCAAAGATTGAGGAAAAGATAATGTCAGACAGAACAGAACGGTCAAAAGAAACTCGTGAAACTACTACACGAAGAAAACCTTGGGCACCCCCAAGCAGGCTAGAAGCCCCAGATCCCAAACCTGGGTATCAACATCGTTGGATTAGGACATCCCTTAGAGGTGACGACGATTCCATGAACGTTCATGCAAAGTTGCGTGAAGGTTGGGAACCCGTAAGAGCTGATGAGTATCCAAATTCTGACTTTGCTACTATCGAGGATGGGAAACATGCTGGGGTAATAGGTAACGGTGGGCTTATGCTTGCTAGAATACCTGAAGAAACAGTACATGAGAGAACCGCTTATTATCGGGATCGGACCCGTGATCAAATGACAGCTGTGGATCAAGACTTGATGAAGGAACAACACCCTTCAATGCCTATTGAAAATAGGAGATCAAGTCGAGTGAGCTTCGGTGGACGCGACCGCGACACTGAATAATTTCAACTGCTATATAGGAGCTTATTATGGCAAATTCTAACGGTTCCTTCGGTCTCCGACCGATAGGAAAAATTGGTCAATCGACCAACTCTACCGGGATGACGGAATATCGCATAGCTTCTGATAACTCTAATCCAATATTCCAAGGCATGGCGGTTATACCGCTCGCTGCGGGTGTCATTGACGATCTACAAGCTGCGGCTGGTGGTAACGTCGCTATTGTAGGAGTTTTCGGAGGTTGTGAGTACGTTTCTTCAACTACTGGTGAAACAATATTTTCAAACTATTGGCCTGGTTCTGGCGCGGATTCTACATTCCCTGTCAAAGCCTTCTTGTACGATGATCCAAATCAATTGTTCACGATTGCAACATCTAACGTTGTTGCAGGACAGAACACTGAAGCGGAAGTTCGTACATCTGTATTCGCAAACATTGCTTTTGCTACGGGTAACAGTGGTTCTACAACTACTGGTATTTCGTCTGCAACAGCAGACTTGAATACAGTCGCAACCACCAACACATTGGCGTTAAGAATTATGGGCATCCAAGATGATCCAGACAATTCTGACTTCACTGCTGCTGGTATCCCACTAATCGTTCGTATAAACAACCACTTCAATGCGCCTACTGGCTCTATTGTAGCGGCCACTGTTTCTACAACTGGCGTATAGGAGACTAAGCAATGGCTATATCACGCGCACAACTAGCGAAAGAGCTAGAGCCTGGTCTCAATGCCTTATTTGGCATGGAGTACTCCAGGTACGAGAACCAACACTCAGAGATTTTCACTACTGAATCTTCAGACAGAGCGTTTGAAGAAGAAGTAATGTTATCTGGGTTTGGAGCCGCCCCGACTAAGTCGGAGGGTTCCGCTGTTAATTTCGACGATGCTAACGAAGCATATACGGCGAGATACAATCATGAGACAATCGCACTTGCGTTCTCTATTACAGAGGAAGCAGTTGAGGATAATCTCTATGATCGTCTATCTTCTCGTTATACTCGTGCACTCGCTCGATCAATGGCACACACTAAACAGGTGAAAGCCGCAGCAGTGTTAAACAACGCATTTACAGCTGGAGCATCAGCTGGAGGTGACGGAGTTGCACTTTGTGATGCGTCTCATCCTCTAACCAACGGTGGCACGTTTGCAAACGAACCAAGTACAGCTGCTGATCTTAACGAAACTTCACTTGAAGATTCATTGATCAACATTGCTGGGTTTGTTGACGAGCGTGGTCTTAAAGTAGCACTACGCGGTATGAAACTTGTTATTCCTCGTCAGCTTCAATTTATTGCTGAAAGAATAATGGCTTCTAACCTTCGTGTTGGTACAGCGGACAATGACACTAACGCTATGCGCTCAATGGGAATGCTCCCAGAGGGTTATGCCGTTAATGACTTCTTGACCGATACGGACGCTTTCTTTGTGATGACAGACGCTCCACGCGGAATGATTCATTTTGAAAGAACAGCTCTATCCACAAATATGGAAGCTGACTTTGATACAGGAAACATGAGATTTAAAGCAAGAGAAAGATATTCTTTTGGTTTCTCAGATCCTCGTTGTATCTTCGGCTCACCAGGAGCGTAAATCCATATGCCTTATGGAACCACTTGGGGCGGCTTTTGTCGCCCCTTTTTTATTTAACAAGGAGAAAGTAAATGGACTGGATTAAAGGAAGATTAAAAGAGCCTTCAAGCTACGGAGCTGCGGCTGTTGTTGGCGTTGGGCTTGGTATTTTATTAAGTATGCCGATATTAACTTGGGCAGGTATAGTTTGTGCTATATTTGGATTAGTTCTTAAAGAAAAATCAAGCGAGTGAGGGTATAAGTTACCCTCTTTCTTTTTGTTAAAAGGTGGTGTATCGTAAAGATACCTTGACAGTTGCATTCCGCAGCTGACATTTGCCTAGACAAGGAGACACAATGGCTAATACAACATTCTCAGGACCAGTCCGTTCCGAAAACGGATTTAAAGTAGTTTCTAAAAACTCTACAACAGGTGCCTTCACTGATACAGCAGTTATTGCTTCAACAGGTATCGTTACTAACAAATATGTAAAACACGTTGGCTTTGCGACAGGTGTTACTGTTAACACTACAGCAGGGGACAGCCCAACAATTGGTGAGTTTACTCAACCAGCAAACACAATCATCACTGACATTAAGATATTTTGTGACACAGCTCCTGTAATTGGAACTGGCGATATTGGTTACGAAGTTGGAACATCTAGTTCAGGTGCACAAATTGTTGCGGCTCAGACTGATGAAATTCTTGATGGCGGTACAACTGTTGTTGAGCATAACGTAACTGTGACCAGTTTGGTTCTTCAGACACAAGATGGTACAACTGCACCAGCTTCTGTTCAATATACCAGTGCGGAAAGAACTATTTACTGCAACATTACAAATACTGTCGATGCGACAACAGCAGGATCGTTCACATTTATCATTGAATATGTTCAAATCGCATAATTCTTAATTAGGTAGGGGGAAACCCCTGCCACTTTTATAAAGGAGAAACAAATGGCAGGATCAGATGTAGTACCAGTCATTATTAGCGATGAGGTAGCTCTTGATGCTGATGGTATTTCAACAGCGGCTTCTGTTGGAAATAATGCTGCGTTAACTATTGGTGGTGCTTTAGCTTCTGGTGGAAGTGTTACAAATGCGTCTGGAAGACAGGTTACAATTTTATCAGCGGGTAACGACAGCGGAATTTCTTTCACTGTAGTTGGCACAGATGTGAATGGATCAGCTTTAAGTGAGACTGTTACTGGAGCAAATGCTGGAACAGCAACAAGTTCAGGCTACTTTAAAACTATTACAAGTATAACAGCAGTGGGTAATCCAGCAGGAAACGTATCAGCGGGTATTAACAACAACGCTTTAGGTGTGGTTTTTGCTGGCAGATGTCGGCTTCAAGGGTTCTCAGTTTATTCTGGCGGATCTGCTGGTAAATTAAATATTAGAAATTCAGGTGCTACTGGAACAGAACTTATACAGGCTAGAACAATAGGAACAGATAGTTCGTCAGAAGACCCTTTTGTTCCTTCTGATGGTGTTTTGTTTAAAGACGGTTGTTTTGTTACTTTTATCGTTGGCACAGTTGATTTGATGATGTTTTACCACGCATAGGATTTAACATGGCTTCTAAAGGAGAAATGCCAAAGCGTAACAAGAAAAATTTCCGCCCTACTAAAAGCGGCGCGGGAATGACTAAAGCGGGCGTTAAGGCTTATAGAAGAAAGAACCCTGGCAGTAAGTTAAAGACGGCTGTTACGGGGAAGGTAAAACCGGGAAGCAAGGATGCTAAACGGCGTAAGTCTTATTGCGCTCGTTCTGCTGGACAAATGAAAAAGTTTCCAAAGGCGGCTAAAGATCCAAACAGCCGTTTGAGGCAAGCTAGAAAGCGGTGGAAATGTCGTTAATGTTAAAGCAAATATTTTCTAGTGTTATTGTTGTTTTTATTACAGGTGTAATGTCTTGGATGTGTTTTACCTTGATTTCGCTTGATAAAACAAGCGAATTAACTTCTTTTAAAGTGTCTGAGAACCATCGAATGATTACACCTTTGTGGGAAGATTTTATTAGAAGGAAAATATCTAATGACTATGGCTCGGTCTCAAATGGCGAAACAAATTACAAAATCACCGTCTCGGAGGAAAAAAAATGAAAGAGTTTCTAAAAAAACTGTTAAGCATCTTTCAAAAACAAAAACCCGTAGAAAAGCCCGTGGTAAAAAGAAAGGCTAGATCTGATAAGGGAAAGCCTAGAAAGTCTAAGAAAAAGAAAGGTAAAGTCTGATGGCAACTTCAGGTTCAACAGATTTTCAATTAGATGTCGCAGATATAATAGAGGAAGCTTATGAACGGTGTGGTATAGAAATCCGTACTGGTTACGAAGCTAAAACAGCTCGAAGATCTTTAAACATTTTATTTGCTGAATGGGCTAATCGCGGTTTAAACTTATGGACGGTGAAGTTTGCTTCTCAAACAGTGGCTTCTGGTGTGTCGGAATACCCTTTAGGTACAATAACGATGACAATAGGTTCTTCTACTAGCTTTACAGTAGGTGAGACAATTACTGGTGGAACAAGTGGTGCTACGGCGGCAATACTAACTAAACCTTCCAGCACTACAGTAACTATATCTGTTCCAACGGCTACTTTTTCAGCTACTGAGACAATTACTGGTGGAACCAGTGCTGCTACAACAACAGTTACTTCTTCTCCGTCTTTAGAAAACGCTCAATCTGTAGGAGACTTGTTAGACGTTGTGATAAGGAGAGATAGTTCTGATCTTGCTATAAATTCTATTTCTAGGGGAGATTATTTAGAAATTCCTAATAAATCCACAACCGGGAGACCCTCTCAGTATTATTTTGCAAGGACAATCACTCCCACAGTTAGTGTATGGCCTACTCCAGAAAACAGCACGGACGAGCTTAGATACTACTATGTTAAGCGTATTGAAGATGCAGACGCATTGGTAAACACTACTGACCTACCTTATAGATTCTATCCCTGTATGATTGCAGGGTTAGCGTACTATCTTTCTGTTAAGAAAGCTCCAGATCGTGTTCAAATCCTAAAAGCTTTGTACGAGGAAGAATTCTTACGAGCAGCGCAAGAAGATGAAGATCGAGTTTCTCTTAAACTACAACCTAGTATTAACTATTTGAGGGTATAATGGCAGAAGAATATTCTAAAAACTTTAGTTTTGACACAGGAAACATGTTTTCTAATGTACCAGGGGGCAAGGTTCTTAGGCGTCTTGGGATTAGTGGTGGTGGTGTAACTTACACGCAGAAAGATCCTTTTGGTACTAAGAATAGTTCTTTAGGTACTAGAGTAAAAATGGATATAAACGGTAATATTACTGGTGCAGGTCTTGAATTTGTTAAAAAGTTTTAATTAGAGGATAAGATGGGACGATACGCTTCAGATGCAAATGCTTACGGAATATCAGACCGTTCTGGTTTTAGATACCGTTTAAAAGATATGCGGTTAGAGTGGAATGGTTTTCTTGTTGGAGCAGATGAGTATGAACCAAAACATCCTCAGTTATCTCCTCCAAATGTTCCAGCAGATCCTCAAGCACTTAAAAACCCTAGACCAGAACAAGATTTGGTACAACAAAGAAACATACAATGGGGTTTTAACCCTGTGGGTGGAAGTACTGATAATGGTATTAATCCTCCCAATAATCTGGTAGCTATAGGTTCAGTAGGAGAAGTTGAGGTACAAACATAATGAGCTTTACATTCACAACATTACGCGAAACTGTGCAAGATTATACTCAAAACGATGAAGCATCTTTTGTTGCAAGTATAGGCACGTTTGTTGAGTTAGCTGAAGAGCGAATATTAAAGTCTGTTCAGCTAAATGAATTTCAAAAAAATTCTTCTGGAACCATGAGCAGTGGAAATCAATACTTAAATGTTCCTTCAGACTTTTTAGCTCCTTTTTCTCTTAGCATTACAAACAACAGTAATTTTGAGTTTTTAATGTTTAAGGACTTGGATTATGTGCAAACATACACTCCCAACCCTGCTACTACAGGTGTACCTAAATATTATGCACAGTTTGATGTAAACAATTTAGTTCTAGCCCCTACTCCTAACGCTTCTTTCACAGCAACGTTAAGTTACTTTTATCGACCCGCTAGTTTAACTGAAAGCCAGTTAACTCTAACTGTAGGGGCAACCGGGAGTTTTACGAATGGGGAGACAATTACTGGAGGAACAAGTGGTGTTGTTTCTACTATAAAAGAAGTTCCAAGTTCTACTACGTTTACGATTTTAGTCCCTTCTGGCACGTTTACAGATGGGGAGACAATTACTGGAGGAACAAGTGGAGCAACGACGACTGTAACTTCTACAGGGGCAGATACAACAGTTAGTTGGACTGCTGAGAATGCAGAGATAGCGTTGTTATATGGAACATTAATTGAGGCAAGTACATACATGAAGGGGGAACAAGACGTTATGGCTATGTATAATTCTAGGTTTGCAGAAGCAATATCAAGGTTAAAGAATTTTGGAGAGGCACAAGAAGTGTCTGATGAATACCGAACTGGTCAAATTAGAAGGCAGAAAAGCTGATGTTAACAAACAGTCTTAGTATGTCTAACGGTTTTGCTGTTACGGTGGAAACCACTGACAATCGAGGTTTTACTCCAGAAGAAGTAGCAGTTCGTTGTGTTAACAGAATTATAGGTATTTCTGAAAATGCGCCGCCTGCTATTAGAGACCAAGCTAACGCTTACAGAAAAGAATTAGAAGCAATAGTTGCAAATTATATGCACCAGGCTATTAAAAGTGATAGAACTACTGTATATAACGCAATTAGAGATTCTGGAAACCCTAAACTAGCAGAATATATAAGGAGAATGTAATGGCTTTTACTGGGAATTTTTTATGCACCTCATTTAAAAAGGAGTTAATGGAAGCAAAGCATAACTTCTTAGCTTCTGGGGGCAATACTTTTAACGTTGCTTTGTACAACAATAGTGCAAGTTTTACAGCGGCTACTACTGCATATACAAGTAGTAACGAAATAAGTGGAACAAACTATAGTGCTAAAGGACAAGCACTTGGGAACGTTAATCCAACAACAAGTAGCACAACAGCGTTTACTGATTTTACGGATGAAGTATTTTCAAATGTAACTATATCATCTGTTCGAGGTGCTATGATATTTAACGATACAGCGTCTGGAGACCCTAGCGTTTGCATTTTAGACTTTGGTGCAGATAAAGCGGCAAGTTCTGGTGATTTTACAATTGTATTTCCAACAGCTGATGCGAGTAATGCGATAATTAGGATCGCCTAATGTCCGATGCCATTGT